GGGCTGATGATGGATGATAAAACATGCAATATGTGCAAAGAAACCACAAGCGGGACGAAGTGGGGGCGGTACGATTTAGCCGTTTCCCCTAACAGCGACAACACGAGCGCGGGCCCTTTGACCGTCGCTATTTGCCCCGCGTGTGGTTCGTTTTTATTTGTTAAGGGGGAATAACGAGGTGATGAACACATGGCTATATTATCAAAGATTGCTTATCTTAAAAACGCGGTTTGCCTTTTTTTCTACGACCGCACGGATCAACCTCATAAGGCTGGCGAGGAGCTGGCGGAGAGTGTCAACGCGGGCCTTTCGTTCGCATTTGATTGCGATAGGTTCGACCGCGAGAGCGAAAAAGAATTATATAAGAAATGTATGCTAGATGAATTTAATAGGAAGGTTCAGAAATGAACGAATTTGATTACCAAACAATTAAAAGGGCTTATGAGAAAAACGGCGTTCCGTTCGATACCGCTGTATTTTCCTTGAACATTTTCGGCATACGCGCAGGCGGGGGCGCAACGAATACTTTCAATGACCTTATCGGGTGCGCGTATAAATCGGACATAGGTATCAATACCGTTTTTGTCGCCGCGGCGACAACCGACCCCGGCGCATCTTATCTTGTATCACCGATGAACACACGCGGCACGGCTGTTTTAAAACCCGGTTATTATGCCAAATCGCATAAGCAGGGGAAGCACCGGGGCGAATACCCTGCGCTTGTCCAATGCGGGCCGCTGACTGTTTATCGGGACAATAACCGGGATAGGCTGATTGATATAATACCGAAAAGCGCGGAAACCGGGACCGGGCAAGGGATCAATATACATAGGGCGTCAAAAAATTCGATTGTCGAAGCCGTCAATAATTACTCGGCGGGGTGTCAGGTATTCAAGCGGGCCGCTGACCTTGATTATCTGCTTTTACTTTGCGACAAGCAAGAGCAATTTACAAAGAACCGATTTTATGACTACACCCTATTTGATGAGGCTGATATAATATGATGGATCATGAAGGAAAAGACGTTTTAATGTTTTGGGTGTCAATGCTTGCCGTATTACTGACGGCGTTTTGGTTTGTTGAAGTGGTTGTTAAATCTATCGTGAGGTCTGTCTATGGATGCGATTAAAAAGATGATGGTTTTTCTTTTCGGGGATAACGTCAAGACACGTTTCCGGCGCTTGATTTATCTACTCTTGATAACCGGCGCGACCGTGTTTGTATTGCTTAATATTAAGTCGTGCGGCTGGAAGGATGGGGCTTTTTATTTTGAGATTGGCCCGGCGGCTGACATAACAATCAACAAAGAAATTAAATGACAGGGCGGCGGGTATGAAATGGAAAATTTCTTCTTTGGTCTACTTATTAAAAGCGCTGAATATCTCGGTATTGTCGTTAGTGTTTTGCTCATCGTTGTTGGTTCTATCGTCGTATTGGTTGTCAAAAACGCAATACGCAAAGTCAAAGACCTTGAACAGTTCCATGATGACATTATCGCCGTCCGGCTTGAAATGGAAGGCCGAAAGTCTTTTACTGAAACAATCCGACGGCACGACTTCGAGATAATGACGCTTAACCGTAGGAACGGGGAACTTTTCGAGCGGGTAGGGCGTATAGATGACCGCTGCGAAAGGCGAATAGAGCAAGCCGCATTTGACGGCGAGGACAAGCGGAAAGCATGAACTGGAAACAGATGACAGAAGCGGCGAAAAGCACGACGCAAGCCGAGATAGCGGTGATGGAGCGCGAAATCGTGCGACAATATCAAATAGCGATTAAAGAGATAGACGCGGCCTTGACGGTTCAATATGCGAAATTAGCCGGGGCGAAACCGGCCGATTATTATAATGAGATGCTGAAATATAACCGCCTTGAAACCCTGCTTGACGAGGTAAAGACGGCTTACAAGACAGCAGCAAAACGAGCGGCGAAGATCACCGGGGAAAGCGCGGAAACGGCGATGACTTCTATGTATTACCGCCGGATGTATAACGCTTCATGGCTTGAACAATACCCCGAAATCATGGTCGGGGGCCTTCCGCAGCCGCTTATTGATATCACGGTTTACAGCCGGGATAATGCGTGGAAAGCAATCCGGCAAAGTATGCGCGACAAGATCGTCGAGACGTTCGGGACGATTGACCAATATTACCCGAAAAGCGGAACGCTGTCAGAATTGCTTTTCAAGAATATGACAGCAGACCTTCAGAAATTAGCCGACGCAATAACGCAAGGGCTCGCGCAGGGAAAGACATATAAGCAGATGACCGACTCGATTAAGGATATTATCGGGCGTCAAATGGCCGCCGACGGTAAATTGTCATTCTCCGGAGCAATGGCTAACGCCTTAAGAATCGTCCGGACGGAGTCGGGGCGCACGCTAAACGCCGGGGCGCACGCTTCCGACATGGAGCTGGCCAATCAAGGGATTGACATACAGAAGGAATGGCAGGCCACGCTCGACAACCGGACAAGGGACACACACGCGGAAATAGACGGGGAGCGGGCCGCCGTTGATGGTACTTTCTCGAATGGGCTGATGTACCCCTCGGAAATAAATTGCAGGTGTTCAACGATCCCGATAATTGACGGCGTGGGGCCGCAGTTACGGCGGGGGCGGAGCCCGGTCACAGGGGAGAATGAAATCATGGATTACAAGTCGTACAAGGAATGGAAAGCAGAAGTTAGTCAAGTAAAATAATGTTAGTCAAGACTAACAAATGTCTTGACAAAACATCGTTTATATAATACTAGCCTAAAAAAGGAGTAAACAAATGCCCAAAGAACTAAAAGACGCGGTCACGCCGGAAGCGGTCACGCCGGAAGCGGTCACGCCGGAAGCGGGAACGCCAGAAGAACAAGAAACAGCGCAACCAACAATAGAGGAGCTTACCGCGAAGATAAAAGCGGAAACCGAAGCGAAAACAAAGAATGAGATTTCCGGCCTCAACCGTCGGCTTAATGAAGTATTGAAGCAGCTTGACGAAGAAAAGACCGCGAAAATGTCTCAAAAGGAACGCGACGAACACGAGCTTAAAAAGACGTTGGAGGATAGGGACCGCGCTGCAACCGAGGCAAACGAATATAAAATGGAGCTTGCACGGACGAAAGCCGTTGCCGAAACCGGATTATCTGATAAATTCATAAACCGGCTGACCGGCACAAATGCCGACGAAATCATGCAAGACGCAAAGGCTTTTAAAGCTATTTTTGACGAGGAAGTCGCCAAAAAAGTGGCCGATGAAGTCAATAAGAAATTAGCGGGAGGCGCGCCGGTAGGGTCGGGCGGGAAACTTCCAACTAAAACGATGACCCTAACAGAATTTTCAACCTTGTCCGGAAAGGAACAATCAGCCTTTATGGCGTCCGGCGGGCAAATTAAAGAATAATAAGAGGTAACTATTTTGGCCAACACACTCACAGCGCTTGCACCGACGCTTTTTTCGGCTGCACAGGAAGTACAAGCAGAACCATTCGGGCTTGTATATGCAATCAACACCAATTTTGACAACAAAGGCGTAGCCGTCGGCGACTCCGTCACCGTTCCGGTTGCACCCGTAGCAGCTGGTGCTAATTTTACCGCGGCTGCCGTTCCTACCCTTGGCACCGACGCGATTGCGTCGAGCGTTTCGGTAACAATCGACAAATCAAGAAAAACCGCATGGCACCTTACCGGAGAGCAAATCCGCAGCCTTGAAAACGGCGGGAACTATCAAGAATGGGTTCGTCAGCTTATCGGGCAGGGAATGCGCACACTCCGCAATGAGTGCGAAGCCGACGCGGCTACCGCGCTGAAGATTGGCGCTTCCCGTGCAACCGGAACCGCCGGAACCGCTCCTTTTGCAACGTCGCTTGACGACCTTGTAAATGCGCGTAAGATTCTCCGCGACAACGGCGCGCCGATGTCCGATCTGCAATGTGTAGTTAACACGTCGGCCGAAGTTAACCTGTTCAAGCTCGGAATTGTCCAGCAGGCTTACGCGGCTGGCAGCGACACCGAGCGCAGAAACGGTATTCTCGGCCGTCAGTTCGGCTTTACTATCGGATCAAGCGCGGGCCTTTCCCTTCACACTAAAGGAACTATGACCGGCGCGGATTGTACTGCGATTGAACCGATCGGCGAGACTTCTATTGCGGTTGATGGTTCTGACTCCGGTACTATCCTTGCCGGTGACATTATCTACAACAACACGCAAGATGTCGGCGGCGCTCTTTACAAATACGTTGTTTCCTCCGGTGGGACCGCAACAGGCGCGGCAGCGGGTTCTTTCTCGATTAACAAAACAGGCGTTCGCACTGCAACCGCGGTAAATGACGAATGGGTTATCGGCGGGTCTTATACCCCGAACTTTGCTTTTGAGCGTGACGCGGTTGTCGGCGTTATTCGCCCACCTATGATTCCGGCTTCCTCTTTCATTAGGCAGATGCCTATTTCTGACGGTAAGGGGATGACTTATCTCCTACTGGAGATTGACGCTTACGGCGCAAAGACCTGGGAACTGCACCTTGCATGGGGCTTCAAAGTTGTACAGCCGGAGTATGTCGCTACGATTCTCGGCTAATAACCCGGCGGGGTGTAACAGCCCCGCCTTTTAAAAATGAGGTGGTTTTAATGATAGATTCAACAGAAGCGGGAATACTTAACAGAACATCACCGGACGCGCAAAAAGTCGGGCTCGGCGATGAGATGAAATATGAATCAGACTACGGCCTTTACGTTCTGACCTGTTCAATCACAGCGGACGCCACCGGGGAAAAAGCGGTAACAATCCCTTTTGCCTGCGAAGTTGTTGATGTGGTTGTTCAAGCCCGTGCGACAAGTGGCGGCGGAACGGCCACCCTTAAAAAAGGCGCAACAGCTATTACAAACGCCATTGCGATGGCGACGGATAACGCGCTTGCCCGCGCAGCGTCTATTGACGATGCGCAGTCAACGCTTGCAGCAGGCGACACCGTAACGGTGGACGCGGCGGGGGCAAACGATAGAGGCCTTGTATCTATTTTCGTGAAACGGGTATAAACTATGCAACAGGATAGATTTACGGGCGCTGAATTATGGATGGATACCGACCACGGCAAGATACATGACGGGGAAGGGTATTCGTCAACGGCTATTTATGCCGCAGTAGCTAACGCGGCTACGGTGAATTTTTGTTTTAAGACACCCGCAGCCTCTACCGGTAAATATGTGCATTGGAAATTCGTTGAAGTTCTCGCCGCCGCGAATAAAGTCCGCGTTGACGTGTATGAAGCGCCGACAAACGCGCCCGCTAACGGCTCTGATGTTGCGTCAATAAATCGGAATAGAAACAGCGCAAAGACTTCTTTGATGCAGGCGGTCAAGGGCGCGATGGATGTCAACCTCGCGGGGGCGGTAACGATTTCGAGCGAAGTACACACGGCAGGCGTCCCGCGGTCAAAGCCCGCCGAATTTGTCTTGAAGCCGGACACATGGTATATTTACACGATGACAAACTCGACGGGGGGCGCGACGGATATTTCTCTGTTTGCTTTTTGGTATGAGGAGGGCGCCGGAGCATGAATATAAATCTTATAACGCTGGCAGCCGTCAAGACGCATTTAGGTCTGACAAGCACTACATACGACGCACAGATTACTGCATATCTCCCGATAGTATCAAGCGACGTTCGCCGGATACTTAACGAGGATTTTCGGCGGCTATTAGGCGCAACGTACTCTGGCGGGAGTACAATTTTGTTTATCGGCGGCGATGTAGCAACCGGGCAAATTGTTACCGGCGACGGCCTCGGCGATATGAATTACATTTCTGCTTATGATCCTTGGAATGGCACTTATACATTAAGCGCCGCACCTACGGCAAGCGGATCATGGCTCACGCCGTCGATCATGCTTGCACAGGTTCCGACAATTGCAAAAATGGTATGGTATAAAATATCATCGGCGAACGTCGAGAGCGCGGGCGCGGAAAAGCTGTCGTCGGTCAGTTATGGGCCGGTGTCAAAAGTTTATGCACCGTCGGAGATAAATAATGAGTTTGGATATCCTTATTCATTAGTATCAGATTTGGGTTATGTTAACGCGCGGGTAGGTTAAAGCATGGTTTGTTATGTAGCAAAAAATAACATTAACGGTCATGTGTATATAGGGAAAACAACGGTATATTACCCATACCGTAAAAGGCAGCATTTGCATGAAGCGTTTGTAAAAGGGGCAAAAACTTGCTTTCATAGTGCGCTCCGTACTTATGGCGCCGATGCCTTCTCATGGCATATTACCCCGCCGGTAAATACTCGGGAAGAGCTTAACGAGCTTGAAATGTTTCTCATTCAGGAGGCGCGAGCTCTTTACGGAAAATACGGTGTATATAACATGACGCAAGGGGGGGACGGGTGCGTATCCCCTTCGGAAGAGGTCCGCAGAAAAATGTCGGAGGCGGCTAAAAAAGGAACAAACGGGTATAAAAAAGGGCATGCGCCCCACCCCGTCCGCCCTGAAAATAAAGCGGAGCATGCTCGCAAAATTTCAATAGCATTAACCGGGAGAAAATCGTCACCGGAAGCTATAGAAAAAATGCGTAAAGCTAAAATAGGGCGGAAGCTCTCGGTGGAGACAAAAGAAAAAATGCGCCAATCCCGCCTTGCTTATTTTGCTAAAAAGAGGTCGGCTGATGTTTCTTGATAGCCTTTTCACTACGGAAAAGACCTACACCGCGCACGTTGAGAACTTACAACAAACGGTTGCTCTCGGCGTTCCGGGTGTCAAGGAATGGGTTCCGGTCGCGTGTGCGAAGTGCATTTACTGGATCGGGTCAATGGCCGACAGCTTTATAAGCAGCCAACACCGCGCAAGCATATCGGCGGTCGCTCTTGTGAAGCCAACGGATATTGACAAAACCGCTATTCAGCAAAACGCACGGGTAACGGTTAAGGACGGAAACAGCGTCCTCGGCGTTTTCTCTCTTGTCGCGCTTGATGACATCGGCGGTCAGAATGAGGTTGTAGTGTTTCAACTCACGGAGTATAAAACAAAGTGAGTGAATTATATTACAAACAGTTTTTTGACCCGAAGATAGCGGTTAAAAAGGGCAACGAGGCGGCAATCTTGAAAATGGCGGCCCTATTGACGGCGCAGGCAAAAAGCCTCGCCCCCGTTGACATGGGGCAATTGCGTAATTCGATTATGTATAGAACACCTGCGGGAGAAGGAGGATTCAACGATGGCGGTCGGCAGAAATCTGACAGAAAAATTGACAGTAGACCGTCTCCCGGATCGGCGTTCGTTGGCATAAATCTTGATTATGCAATCTATCAAGAATTTGGGACACGCAAGATGAAGGCTCAGCCGTATATGCGCCCGGCGATTGCTCTTGTAGTTTATGGCCGCGCAAAGCAGGTTGTCGCAGAAGAAATAAATCGGGAGGTGGCCTTCGGGTCGCTTTCTAAACAGGGGGCAAAGGGCCGTGTCAAGTTTTACTGATATAAACGCGCAGCTTTCTGCCGCGTTCGACGTATCAAGCATAACGGATTTACTCGGCGATTATGAGAGCGGTCATGCGCTTTTCAACGGCGTAGTAATTCCGCAAGACTGCAAAGCGTTGAACACAATAAACTATTATCAGACCGGCTCGATAGACTTGGCGGCTTCCGCTGTTATTGCCCGGTTCTCTATAAATTGCAGAGCGGAGACGGAAGGGGAAGCGCATACAATCGCGCACGCCGTCGCAGCCGCAGTCAATCGTGTTTCATTCGTGACGTATTATATGACGGTTAACTACGGGCAGGCAATACCGCCCGCAGACGATACCGACGCTTACAACGTACCGCTTGAAATAACATTTAAACAAAGATAGGAGGAAGGCAGATGCCGACACAAACCACGAAAGCAAATCTACTTTTCCCCGATGGCGCGAAGGTGTCTGTCAAAACAACGTCAGATTCCGTCTATGTAGACCTCGGGGCAATAGAACAGGACATTAACACCAGCTTAACATATACAGAGAATCAGATCACCACAGCGAACGCGGGAAAGACCGCGAAGCAGATTAAGGACATGAAAATTGAAGGGTCTTTTAATCTGATTGACTACGATTATGCGAACCTCGCGCGTCTCGGGGGCGGCTTGTTTACGAAGGTTGACACGCCCGCAAGTGCAAACTCGTCGATACCGGATCAAGTTATTGCGGCGGGGTGGGCTGACAACACCATTTACCCGCTTGAAATGCTTACCAGTTCAACGGATAGCACGCCGCTTAATATGGGAACTACCCAACCGACCTTGACAAGCGTAACCCTCGACGCGGGCGGAACCCCGGAAGTATTGGCAGAGGATACCGACTATGTAATAGTCAAGTTACCGGAAGCGGTATCAAAGTGGGGCATTCAGTTTATTTCCGGGAATATGTCTACAGGATCGCCGACGACCCTTGCAATCACCATTGACTACGGCACTAATACCCCGGTTGCGCGTGAGACGCTTTATGCCGGTTCAAGTACTTCTGTGCTTACCGCTTACGCAATGAAGATTGAACACACCGACAGCGCCGGAAAGGTTCGCGGCATTGAGCTTTTCAGCGTTGACACAAACTCCGGGGGTCTCGCTATAAATTTTAAAGGGGCTAATTCTGATGGATTGGAGTCTATTCCGCTACAGTTCACCGGAAATATTGACGAAAGCAGAACCGACGGACGCCAGCTCCTCGCTATTTATAGCGACGTTGGCGCTGCTTAAAGAACTTTTCACCGAGCCGGGGCGGTCACATACCCCGGCAAAATAAAATAAAGGACGGCCACGCATGGCGCAATTGATTTATGATCTTGTTTACAGGGAGAAAGGCGAAAAGAAATCCCGACAACTAAAGATTGATTTCGTGTCGAACTACATGAGGCGCGAGATAGCAGAATACTTTTCATTAGCTTATCAAGTGAAATATAACTGGGATAGAATCAACGACCTCGCCGCGACGATAGCATCGGAGCGGGTACGGAAAGAGGACGGATACAAAGAGCGCATTGACGCGCTTAACGTGGAGAAAGAAGCCTTGACCGATGAGGTCTTGAAACATAATAACAGCGGGCTTCCGGAAAGAAACATCAATTTAGTAATTGAACTTTTGCAGGATAACGGCGTCAAAGATGAAACGATATTGACCCCGAAATTTTGGGATAGAAGCGTTGAACCGTCGGCAATCATTGAAATACTATCAAAGGCGATGGATAAAGACGTAAGCAGTAAAAAAAAAGTTATTTGAGTAAATGCAAATTTCACGAAGATAGATTGATTGCGGCGTTGAAGTTAACGCCGGAAACGTATTACAAAAAGCTCGATGTCTTGACCGTTCAAAACATGGTAGCGGTCGCCGGATTTAGTAAAGAGATGGAACAGTGGATATGGGAAAAAGAACGAAAACCCTTTGAGGTATGGTAAATGGCGACATATAATCTCGGCGAAATGGTTTATAGGATAACCGGGGACTCCAGCGGGTTTAATAAGGCGCTGTCAAGCTCGCAGTCAGGGGTATCAAAATTAGCAAGTGACATTAAAAACGTCCTTATTGGCGGTGCGCTCGCGGCGTTGACGAAATCCTTTATTACCGCAGCGTCAAACGCAGAAGAAACCGCAAATAAATTCGGCGTGGTTTTCAACGGCGTAACCGACGCGGCGAACGAAGCAACCGACGCGCTGCGCACCGGGTTTGGTTTATCTACGCAAGAGGCGCAGGAACTTTTAAGCACTACCGGAAATATCCTGCAATCGATGGGGCAAACGCGGGGGGCGTCTCTCGCGCTGTCTGATTCTATAACGGCCCTCGCCGCCGATTATGTGTCGTTTACAAACTTCGCCGGGGGTGTATCCGGCGCTACCGATGCAATAGTAAAGGCCATGAACGGAGAGCGAGAGGCCTTGAAAGGGCTTGGCCTTGCCATTAACGAAGCAGACATGAAAGCCTTTGCAGAAACGCAGGGGCTTGTTTGGGAAAATCTCGATAAATCGTCAAAGGCAATGCTGACTTTTGAGGCTATAACAGCGCGTTCTACTAACGTAATAGGGGATTTTGCGCGGTCGTCGGATTCCTTCGCAAATCAGTCACGGGTTTTAAAAGGGCGTCTTGATGATTTAAAGGTGGCAATCGGTGACGAACTCTTGCCCGTAGCGACAAGCGCAATTTCTACTTTCTCCGGGATGGTAGCGGCTTTTAACGGCCTCACCCCGGAAACGAAAAGCCTTGTATTTGAACTCGGCGGGCTGGCCGTTGCGTTAACCACAGCCGCGAAGGTCGCGCCGTCACTTATAACGGGCGTATCTAATATGTCCGGCTTTTTGCGGGGGCTACCCGCCCTTGTTAATCCAGCATCCGCTGCGGTTGTTGGTATCGGTCTTGTATTGTATGGATTCGCGAAGGCGCTTCGGGCGTCTGCCGACGAATACACAAACTTACGGGAAGAAATCTCACAAGAAAGCCTATCTAAAATGAGCCGAAATGAGATAGCGAACGCCGTTAAACAAGATCAAAAAACGATTGATAACATACAAAAAAGCATAGAAGATTACCGGGGACTTTTAAGAAAGACAAGGATTGACGGAAAATTACAGTACGCGGCCCCGGAGTCTGAACGGAAAAACGCAGTAAAAGAAATTACTGCATTGGAGCAACAATACCAAACGGTGCTTAATAATCGCGAGAAATTAGCAACGCGGCTCGCGGAGCTGGACGGCCCAAAAAAGAAGGGCGGCGCGTCCGACCTCGAAAAAGAAAAAGCGGCGTTATTAGCATTACAAAAAACATATGTATCAAGCGCGACAACAGCGGAAAAAGCGGCGAAGGACACCGACAAAGCGTGGAATGATTTATCCTTTGACGAAAAATTAAACGTCGTTGCGTCTACCGTGTCCGAATTTGGGCAGGCACTTTCCGGGCTTGTAGGCTCAATAGGAAACTTATTCGCCGCACAGGACGCGGCAGAGATTGAAGCCCTTGAACGCTCACGCCAACGCGCACTTGAAGCGGCGGGAGTGGCAGAAGATACGGCGGTTGAAAAGGCGGCGGCAGAATTAGAGATAGCAAAAGAGAAAGGCGACGCTGCTGTCATCCAAGAGAAAGAAGAAGCGTTAACCCGCGCAAAGATTAACGAAGAATTTGACAAGAAAAAGGCTAAACTCGAATACGAAGCGTCATTGCGGGCGTGGGAAATTCAACGCGCACAAGCGGCCATTTCATTGGTACTTGCACCGCTGCAAGCGTACACGGCAGCGGTCGGAATTCCTATGGTCGGCCCGTTTATCGCGCCGGTATTAGCGGCGGCGGCGGCAATCACCGCCGGGATCGGATATGCGTCCGTCCTTGCGGCTAAACCTTCCGCGCCAAAATTCGCGGAAGGCGGTATCGTTCCGGGGTCGCAGATGTCCGGGGATAAAGTGACAAGCCAACTGAACTCCGGGGAGATGGTTCTTACGCGCGAGCAGCAGGCAGAGCTATTTAACGTAGCAAACGGCGCGGGCGCGGGCGGTCAGCCGATACACTTAACCGTTCAAATAGGCGCAGAAAAATTGTATGATATGCTTTTCAACGCTTCAAAGAGTGGCGAGCTTTTAATCTCTAACGGCGCAGTAGTGGCGAGGTAACGTGCAAATATTTTATAATAATGAAGCGATAAAGACGACAACGACAATAAGCGCATTAACAGAAAATCCCTATTATTTGCTTGATACGGGGCTAAAAGATTCCCGCCTCTCCCGCGTGGGGCGTACCATTGACGACGCCGCGCAATGGATTAAATTTGATTTAGGCAGCGCGGCAAGCGTGACGAATATCATAATCAATAATCATAACTTGACCGCCGGGGCAACGGTTGTCCTTGAAGGAAATGCAACGGATGTCTGGACATCGCCTACCGTGTCGGAGACGTTAACCGTTGCCGACGTTATTTATAAAGCCTTTACCGGGGCAAGCCTCCAGTATTGGAGAATCACCCTTGACGACGCGAGCAACCCGGACGCTTATCTTGAGGTCGGCTCTGTATTTTTAGGAACCGCGTTGACCCTGCCGGGCTTTAACCCGGATGGCTCGCTTTTCACCACGTCAAGCAGTTCAAAGTCATTATCATAA